ATGACCAAAAAAGATGATTACTTTCACTATAATAATGGTGAAGCAGTAACTAAAGGGGCATTTCGTATTAGTGCCTCTCAAGTCAGTAAATTTTTTGATAGTACGTCACAGTGGTACCATGAGCATTTGCTCGGAGAGGGAGGGTTTACTGGTAACACTGCATCCAATCTAGGTACTGTTGTACATGCGGGCATTGAGATGTTTGTTACGGAGGGTGAGGTTGATTATGAGGCTATAGACGCACATATCAACTCTATAAAGGATCCTGAGGTAGATACCTATGATATTCTTAATAACTATGGCTGCATGCTTGATGTAGCACTGTCGTATGTTGAAAGCAACATGCCGGATATGGTAGAAGAGTTTGTATTTCACGAGCTGCTTCCAGGTATAGGTGTCGGTGGATCCATAGACGCTAGGTATGTAGCCAAACGACGTCTTAAGGACTGGAAGACTACAGCCGCTAAGACGGCACCTACCAAGTTTTCTAGGAACTACTGGTTCCAACAGATGACTTACGCTTGGGTGTTGAAACAAAAAGGCATCACTATAGATTATATTGACCTGGTCTACATTACGAAAGGTGAGATGGGTCGTGTAAGTGAGAAAACAGGCAAGCCTTTAAAGGATTATCCGCCTACTGTAACTGTAGTTACGGAAGAAGTTACTGAAAGTTCCTTAGAGCTTATTGGATCCTGTTTACAAATCATTGCAGAGTCTGTAAAAGCCTGGAATGAGCAACCAGAAATTCGGCACCTGCTAGCTCAGGATAGCCGTGTAAAAACTAAACCAAAACCTATATTATTTAAATAGGAATCTAACAATGAAGATTGAACTAACAACAGAACAAGACGCAGTCGATTACATCGATTTTTTAAAGGCAACTGAAGGGTTGTCAGCTGTAATCGGTAAAATAGAACTGGAAGGAGAAGAGGCCGAAGGATTTTTCCGCTACAAGGCAGCACTTATTCAAGAACCTGCTGCGGCTGTACCCCCTTCTAATACACCACCGCGTGCAGGTGTGGCGTGGTCGAAAGAGGATGATAAAGCTCTTAGGACGCTAATCCAAGATAATGCCTCACCAGCAGCTATAGCAAAGATACTAGAACGTCAAGAGTCGGGCGTACGAAGTCGCGCCAGTAGAGATCTCAATAAGGGATACAGCGGAAACCGTTGGTGGAATAAGCCATAGGAGGACTAGATGCAGGAAGTATTGGTTGTGCCTCTGGCAACACTACAAGCAGACATTAAAGCTTACGCCGGTAAAAAAGTAAGCGTTGCAGAGCTCTTATTCTTTTATACATCGACAATGGTTTATGCGAATTACTACTTACAGATTGGTCCACAAGGTGGTGTAACTGTCCATCACGGAAAAGGTACAACAACACTAAAGATGTCGTCTATTACTGAGGGGTCTGTGGAAAGTGGTATAACCTACACCTATGGTGCGGACACTAGAAGGACTGTAGGATTGCCCCCTATGAAAGATGTTCCTAAACTGCTAATGCAATTTGAAAAGGAGCACGCCGCTGCTACAAAACAATATGAAACTACATATTTGCGATCTAAAGCGCGTTTAGACTCTATTAAAGAGCTAGTTGAAAAATACCCAGAATACTCACTATAAGGAGAACAATATGAGCGTTAAACTGCTTATCTCGGCGGAAGCCAACTCAGGTAAAACCACACTGACTCGTGACCTAGAGGACTCTCTAGTTATCAGTCATGATGGTAAACGTTACCCATTTCCAGTACCTCATGTACTGGTACCAACTTTCGATACAGCACAAGGACTTATTGAGCTGGTTACTGAAAAGATTGGGGCGTATAAAGAAAAGTTTGGGCATTACCCAGCTACAATCGTATTCGACTCTGTGTCGAAGATCTTTGATACCATGTTTAGTAACTGTAATGAAAAGTTTAAAAACTTTACTATTTACTCAGAGCTGGACAAGGAAATTACCGCATTTACAGCATTCATTGAAAATTCACTAGTAGCTAGTGATATGAATGTTATCCTAATCTCTCACGCATTGTACGACGCCGAGACTGCCAAATATAGTTTGGTAGGAAAGGGCTCGTTTGCTAAGCGTGGTGGGTTCCTGGCAGAGGTTGATGAGGCCATCTTTGTAGAACTTAAGAACAACAAGCGCTTACTGCACTTCCGTTCTTCTAAGCTTCCTGCACGGTCACTTCATCCAGATGTACAGGATATGTGCGCTGTAGAGGAATTTAACCTACAAGAACACATTAATCTACTGTCGGGCAGTTCCGACGAAGTAGATGAATTTGCACTTTAATTTTAACAACAGAAGGAATACTAATCATGAAATTAACCGTTTCTAAAAACCAAGACGCAATCAAAGATACTGGCAATGGTGGTGCATTCATCAACCGCTCTGGTATCTATGATGTTACTATTAACTATGTTCAGGTGGCTCAAACCAAGAATAAGGCTTACCAGCTGAACTTTAACGTTAACCACGGCGGCATGGATCAGACCATTTATGGTCCTATTCTTGTCAACACCGATGGCAAGGTCAACGAGATCACTAACAACTTGTTGAACCGCCTGTGTATTATTGCAGGTATGGACCACGGTCAAGAGATCGAAACCGAGTCTGCAGAGTACCCAGTGGGTAAGGCACAGACTATGACAGAGATGGATGTAATTCCAGAACTGGCCGGCATCGACGTCAAGATCCGTATCCAGATGGAATACGGCCTGTACCAGAATGCGGTACAAGAGCGTAAAGCCATCAAGGCGTTCTACCGTGAAGACGGTGCCACTGCAGCAGAAGCAGAGTCTGGCGAAAACATCGGCAAGCGTTTGGCGCTTGATGAAGAAAAGTACGCAAGTAACGTCACTTATAAGGACGGCTTGACCGAAGAAGACGTTAAAGAGTGGATCCAATCTCGCTCTAATAGCGCTGGTGCAAGTGCACCTGCTAAGGCTGCCCCAGCAGCTAAGGCTACTGCTAAACGCCCAATGTTCGGCAAATAAACAGGGAACCTACTATGGCTATAGCAGTATCTGATTCAGAACTAGCGAAGCTATGTAAGGAGTTTGTGTACGACGTGCCAAAGATAGTGGAAACTATCAAGGTACGTTTCCCTGATTATGCTGTACGGAAGTACCGTATAGTCGGTCGTATAAAGAAGTTACGTGAAAAAGGTATGCTACCACTAGATTCCGGAAATTACGTAAGCACAGGTGAGCTCTTGAAGGGCTCATCTACTTTATACGATGATGAGGGTAATATTAAACTTCAGTGGGTCAAGTCGGATGTTGAAAAACAGTCGATCTTGGACACATTGAAGGAATTAATAGACGACTACGCAACCAACCTTCCACAGTTTGAAAAAATACCTTGTGATGTTATCCATACATCTAAGGATCTAATGGCGGTATATCCACTAGGAGATCCACACATTGGTATGAAGGCGTATAAAGAAGAGGCAGGAGAGTATTGGGACCTGGAAAAGGCTCAAAAAGTATTCTGTGGCATCTTCGACCGCCTAGTTAAAACCACCCCCTCTTGCGATAGAGCAGTGATCGTGAACCTAGGTGACTACTTCCATCGGGATAACGTAGCAGGTGTTACAGAGCGTCATAGACACTCTCTGGACACGTCTGGAAATTATGCCATGATGGTAGACACTGGTTTGAAAATTATGATACAAATGATCAACTCCGCACTGGAGCATCATAAGTCTGTAGAAGTAATAACCGCTATCGGTAACCACGACGATACAGGTGCCATGTTCTTAAAAGCAGCATTGAAATATATGTATGTTAATGAACCTAGGGTACTCATCGATGATGGACAATCTACATTTTCATATTTCAAGCACGGTAAGTGCTTCTTCGGCGTCCACCACGGGCATACATGTAAAGCAGTAAAACTGCCTCTTGTTATGGCTACGGATAAGGCAGAGGATTGGGGTACGTCCAAATACCGGTATTGGTTAACAGGGCATATCCACCACGATACCAAAACAGAATTTTCTGGTTGTAGCGTAGAATCCTTCCGGACTCTTGCAGCTAAAGACAACTATGCACATTCTGGTGGTTATCGCGCAGGTCAAGACAGCAAGGCACTAGTTATCCATAAAGAGTATGGGGAAATAGAGCGCCACACTGTAAATATTGATCAGCTAGTTGAAATAGCGTAGTACCCTTTAAGGTACTAATCACCCTTAAGGAACGTATAATGAGATCTTTGTTTAGTGATGACGACAAAAAACAGTCTGCACAGCAGGCAATAGAGGTTATACGTCGCCTTATCGGTGACAGCGGTTGGTTTATTGCTGGGAGCTTCGCGGATGTGGGTATAAAGAACCCAAGTGATATTGATATCTTTTTCCATACAGAAGAGGCTTACAATGACGCCTATAGTCGCATAAAGGCGGCTAGTGACAACGTAGCGATGCATGTAGGGGCAACAAAAAATGCCTCTACAGCATACCTAAAACATGTACGTCTTCCTATACAGCTAGTGAAAAAGCATTTCGGCCTTCCTGGAAAAATTTTTGACACTTTCGATTTGAATGTGTGCAAAAAAGCTATAACACCACAAGGACGACGTATTAATCACCCATCCTCTTTTGAAGAGCTAAAAATAGTTAAAATAAATTCTGGTACTTTCTCTAGGTATTTTAAGTATATGGGTTATAAGGGTGTAACAAATAAAAACATTCGCGCTATGGAGCTTGTAGATACCTATATAGCAAATAGCACTATTGTTGAGGACTATTATGGAAATGAAAAAATAGTAGCCCCTATAAACAAACTAATGCTTACTGCTGTGTGTACCCTAACCAAAATGGGAACGTATGCACAGGAGCAGGCGAAAATTCATGCTCCGGAACTGTTAATATGAGCTTAACCAAAGAACAACAAGATGTAGTAGACTACGCCATGACTGCTGAGGATGGTGAGCTCATACTTATAGACTCGGTAGCCGGTAGTGGTAAGACTACCCTACTTAGGGCTGTAGCAGAGAGTATGGACGTTACAAACGGACTATATTTAGCATACAATAAAGCTATCGCCACTAGTTCACAGAACAAATTTCCTAAGGAAGTTGACTGCAGGACTACACACTCTTTAGCCTATAAAGCTATTGTAGTGCCTATGAAATTAAGAGTAGGCTTCTTCGGACCTAGGCAGATTACGGAGAAGCTTGATTACTTGGACAAACAGCTTTTGGTAGAGGATATCAGGGAGTTTTGTTTATCGTCGTATACCTGCTATGACACGTTTGCTGAAGACAAAGGGGCGTCCAATACGCCACTAGCCCTTAAGTATTTAAACTTAATGTCACAAGGTACAATTGAATGTACACACGATTTTTACTTAAAGGCGTTCCATTTGGCACTTGTAGAGGGCTCAGTTGATTGCCCTACATATGATCAGTTGATGCTTGATGAGGCTGGTGACCTAAATGAGGTCACACTTGAGATATTTACCCTATTACCGGCCAAGCTAAAAATAGCAGTAGGTGATCCACACCAAAATATTTATACATTTAATTACACCATTAATTGTTTTGAGCGCCTAGAGGGTAAAGGCACAACCTTTAAGCTATCGAAGTCTTTTCGTGTACCAATGCACATAGCGGAACCCATAGAGCGCTTCTGTAAAAAATACCTCAACCCTGATATGGTATTTGAAGGTATTGAATCCGAAAACACTGTTATTAAAACTAGGGGTTATATATCCCGTACTAACAGCGGACTTATTAGTAAGCTTATAGAGTTAAATGCCCAGGGTGTACCTTATGGGCTAGTAAGAAAAGCCAAAGAAATCTTTAAAATACCTTTAATGGTAGCCGGCCTAAAATATCAAGGCAAGATCTATGACCCAGCGTACAAGCATCTGCAAGAAAGCGTAGACGACTGGCATGAGAATGTTAATGGTGTAAGGACCAAGTACTCCAGCATGCTAGGATACCTAAAGAACGAGTACGAGGGGGACTTATCCTTGTTACAGGCTATTAACTTGGTCATGGCTCGAACTAAGGGTGCCATATTTGAGGCATACGCAGAGGCTAAGAACCACGAAAATAAGAAGCAAGACTTCATGCTTATGACTGCACACTCCTCTAAGGGTTTGGAGTTTGATGAAGTAATTATAGCACCAGACCTAAACACCTCTATAGAGAATATTGTAGAGGCTATAACCATTGGTGATAGCGAAGGGGGCAAGCATCTGACTGCCATAGACAAAGAGGCTCTAAACCTCTACTATGTGGCCTGTACACGGGCACTAGTTCGTCTAAGGAACGCAACATACCTATAAAGGAAGCAGTATGAAAATCCAACGCAGCATTGAGGTAACCTATGAGGCAACTAATGATCCTGCCGAAGCTGCAAAATGGATAGCCAATCTTCCAGACGTATTTGCTGCCGACTTTGAGACTGCTATAAAATACACTGCGGAGGAGGTCGCTGAATCCAAGGTGATATCCCTAGACACCACTATCCCTAGATTAGAGCGGGTACGCCATCAGGCTATAGCAAATGCTACGGCGCTGGGGCATCCGTCACACTGCACTATAACACATTGTAGTATGGCAGCTAGTGAAAGTGAGGGTCTTGTGTTTATAATAGACAATCAGGAAATTGCTGATGTGGTACTAGACTTCCTTACAGAGACAGAAAAGAAGCAGATCTGGCATAACTACTGTTATGATGGGCGCTTTTTGCGCTATTTCCAAAGGAAGGATGTTAAGAACTTTGAAGATACACAAATATTTGCCAAAACTTTGATAAATCATGTGGAAATCTTTAAAGCACGCACATCTCTAAAGGACTTGGCTGGGACTTGGTATGGTGACTGGGGTATATCCGCAGATAACTTTACACTTGCACAGCAGTATGAGCCTAAAGTACTGCACTATGCAGCTATTGATGCTTGTGCTACCTATAAACTATGGGGGTACCTAAATGAGTTCGTCAAAGGATACGCTGACAGAGTTTGATCAGAGTGATTATGATCATACTTTCTACGAGTGTGATAATGACCACCCGTTTATATCGTTTATTACATGTTATTGCCCATTGTGTGACAAGGCACGTCACCTAGCTGATACGTCAGCAGAGCTTGAGAGGGTTGAGGAGGAACTAGATGCCCTAAAAGACACCTACCTAGATCTAGTTATTAGGGTAAAAGACACTGCACCCGAACTTTTAATATAGGATACGTTATGGATATATGTGATTATAATCATGAGCGTATTGTATATAATAGTACAGGGTGTCCTATGTGCGATCTTGCTGAACAGCTTGCAGATAACATAAAGGTGTGTATAGAGGTAGAAGATGCTTTTAATGAAAAGGTAGAGGCGTATCAACGCCTCATCGACGCCGTCACCGAACACTCTCCAGAACTGCTGATTTAAGGAGCATTAATACCTATGTACTCACCCCACGACCAGCTCCCAGCGCCTGAGCCGTGTAAGATGGACTATCCACTAGACCATTTCTACAACAACACTGCTAAGCACTTAATTAAAGACACTATCCGTATTATGGATAATGGTCTACATATTGATCTAGATCGGGTAACTGAACTAGAGGCTACCCTAAAAGAGCAGCTGGAGGAGGTTGAAAAAGAGCTGGCAGGCAACGCCTTGATTAATAAGTACCTTGAACAGCGATATAGTCGCCAGATCAAGGATTATATAGAAGATCGCAAATCTAAAATGCGACTTCCAGAGTACTACCTGGGTGAGTTTAAGCATACCAATATGGTCCATAGAAGCTACTTCATGGACGAGTATGCCAAACTACAAGGGTGGAGCAGTCCTGAAGATAAACTGCCCACAGGTGTGGGTAAATGGCCGGCAAACTTAGTTAAAAAGTATGCAAAGACCAATAAAGTTCTTCAGGCTCTCCTGAAAGGGGAACTACCGGCTGAAATGCCAACCATAGAAGCTGCTATGGTCCGACTAGCAGAGGATAAGGCCCAACTATATAATGAAAAGTATGTTGAGCAAGTCCAGAAGCCGGTAGTCCCATATCCGGTGTTTAATCCGGCATCTCCCCTACAGAAGCAAGAACTATTTGATATGTTGGGTATAGAATCGGAAGCGACGTCTAAAGACACGGGTATGCCTTCGTGGGACAGGGCACAGGTTGAAAGAGTTAACCTGGAGACTAATGACGACGATGTTCGTCAACTAACACAATCCTTTATAGACCACTCTTTTGCGGCTATAGTAAAAAATAACTTCATAGAAGCTTTTTACAAGTACACCGTGGAAGACCGACTATATGGGCAGTATAAGCTCTTAGGAGCTAAATCAGGTCGTTATACAAGCAGTAATCCTAATATGTTGAATATGCCTTCAACAAAGTCTAGGTTTGCTAAGCCTATAAAAAGATGCTTTACTGCAGCCCCTGGTAAGGTTATTATAGCAGCGGATTACAATGCGCTAGAAGACAGGGTAATAGCGTCACTATCTAGAGACACTAACAAGTGTGATATATTTTTAAAGAATCTAGATGGGCACTCCCTTAATGCTATAGGATATTTCCGGGAGCGTGTAGCAAAGCTGATGAGGCTTAGTGGGGATACAGCAGCCGACGCAATCAGGCTTAAAGAGCTGGTTGACGATGGTATCCTTGAGGCTATAGACATTAGACAGGAAAGTAAAGGGCCTACCTTCGGACTGGCTTATGGGGCATACCCGCCCAAGATAGCAGCCACATTGAAGATACCTCTAGAAGAAGCTCAGGGAATATTTGATAACTACCACAATGTTCTGTACCCAGGCATAACCGCCTACAGAGAAAATTATGTGTTGCCAACGGCACAAGAACATGGTCAAATACACCTGGGCCTAGGTTTTACACTTAAAACCGATGATCCAGAGCGAGATATAAGAACGTTAGCAAACGCTACCTGCCAATTCTGGTCAATACTGACTGCATTAACTATCAACAAGATGCACCAACTGATTGATAAGGAAGGACACGAGGAAGACGTTAAAGTTGTGTCAAGCATATACGATTCTATATATTTAGAAGTCACGGAGACTCCTGAACTTATAAAATGGGCTAACGACAACCTAATATCTACTATGCTTGTAGATTTTATGGAGGATCAAACAATCTCTAATGAAGCTACTAGTGAAGTTGGGTACAGCTGGGCAGATATGCTTAAGCTACCTAATGGTGCTACTATTAGTGAAATCCAGGAGATAATAAGTAATCTATAACATAAAAGTTTTTGGGCAAGGCTACCTCCTATATGCCTGTTGGCCTAGTCGACGGGGTGCCCGTTAAATGCGTCGACACCTAACTCCTGAGCAGGGTTTCATATACCCCTCCTACGTTCCCGATGGCGTGCTCAATAATCATCGGACCTAATTACAAGGAATTTTAAATGATAACTTTTGAACTTCCTATATACTGGACCCAGACCTACAAAACTAAACCTGACAAGGTCACCCTAGTTGGAATGAACGCCTATCGTAATTGGCATTACCAAGTGCAAAATAACGTAAAGAAAGAATTCCGTGAACTAGTGTGTGAGCAGTTGGGTGACGTAGTGGTTGAGGGGCAGTACAAGGTAGACATGAAGGTTTACTATAAGAACGTAAACTGTGATGTATCAAACATAGTTGCACTAATTGAAAAATTTTCATTAGACGCGCTACAAGAACATGGTGCCGTAGTAAATGATAACGTAAAGTATCACCTTGGTACTACGTGGGAAGTTGCTGGGCAAGATAAAACTAATCCAAGGTGTATAGTTACTATACATGAGGTATAACAAAGGACCCAAGACCTACACTATGAAAAATAACACTATTATAACACCATCTACGCGAGCACAGGTTGTGACTCGTCGTACGTACAACCGCCCACTAAATGTTGAAGGCACTTCTTTTGAGACGTGGTCAGAAACAGTAGGGCGTGTTATCAACCACCAACAGTGGTTGTGGGAGCGAGCTCTTGATCGACCACTTAACGATGTAGAGTTAGCAGAACTAGAGGAATTACGTGAGCTTAAGCTTGCACGTAAGATGAGTATGAGTGGCCGTACTCTATGGTTAGGAGGTACTAAAGTTGCTCAAACAAACGAGGCGTCTCAATTTAATTGTTCGTTCCTCAAAGTTGAAACTGTTCGAGACGTGGTTGACACGCTCTGGTTACTACTACAAGGGTGTGGCGTGGGGTTCACGCCGGTCGTTGGTACACTCAATGGCTTTAATAAACCAATCCCAAACATCGTGGTTGTCAACTCGGAGCGGACTGCTAAGGGCGGCAAAGAAGGCAATACCGAAACCTTCGCCAACGGTGTCTGGACAATCGAGGTAGGTGATAGTGCAAAAGCATGGGCTAAATCTATTGGTAAACTACTGGCTGGCAAATATGATGCTCACACACTATGCCTTGACTTCTCCCAGATTCGCCCCGCTGGGGAGCGTCTCGCAGGCTATGGCTGGATCAGTAGCGGAGATGCTGCAATTGCAAAAGCGTACGTAGCTATTGCGGAGCTTATGAACCGTAAGGCAGGATCCCTACTTTCCCGTATTGATATACTTGACCTAGTTAATTGGTTGGGTACTATCTTATCTTCTCGCCGGTCAGCACAGATTGCGCTGTTCCATGTAGAAGAGCCAGAGTGGGAAGAGTTTGCTGTAGCAAAACTCAACTGGTGGGAAAACAACGTACAGCGTGCTCAGTCTAATAACTCCTTAGGTTTCGCCAAGAAGCCACTACGAGAAGAACTAGAGCATGTATTTAAACTTATGGAAGCTGCCGGTGGTAGCGAACCAGGGTTTATTAATACCGGTGCAGCTCGTGCCAGAGCCCCTTGGTTTTACGGATGTAATCCTTGTGTAGAAATACTACTAGGCAACAAGTCCTTCTGTAACCTCACAGAAATCGATATAGCGAAGTTTAAAGGCGACCATGCTGGACTACTGCGTACTATTCGAATCGCCGCTAGAGCTAACTACAGACAGACCTGTGTTAACCTTAATGATGGTATTCTACAAGAAGCTTGGCACCTGAACAATGAGTTCCTACGCCTGTGTGGTGTTGGTCTTACAGGTATTGCACAGCGGGAGGACCTTAGCCCTTATGACCTATCTCAGATGCGCCTGCAAGCCGTTTCATCAGCCTACTCTATGGCAGATGACCTAGGGCTCCAGCGTCCTAAGAACGTCACTTGCGTTAAGCCAAGTGGTACCCTGAGCAAGATTATGGATACTACAGAGGGCGTACACAAGCCACTAGGTAAGTATATCTTCAACAACATTAACTTCGGTAGACACGACCCAATGCTGCCAAAGCTTCGTGAAGCTGGATATAAGGTTTTTACAAACCCTAACGATCCGGAAGGTGTACTCGTAACGTTCCCTGTATGTTGGGACAACGTACCGTTTGATACTTTTGAAAAGAAGATCTCCGATACTGAGACTATCACTATGGAGGTCAATCTTGAGAGTGCTATCGAACAACTAGAGCGCTATAAGAAGTACCAAGTAAACTGGACTGAGCAGAACACCAGTGTAACTATTAGTTACGCCGATGACGGTTCCGAGACTCAAGCCATCATTGACTGGCTCCTAGATAACTGGGACTGCTATGTAGGTGTTAGTTTCTTGTATCGTGCGGATCCTACAAAGACTGCAGCCGATCTAGGGTACTTGTACTTGCCACAAGAAGTTGTGACCAAACAGGTTTACGATAAATATGTGGCTAACCTAGAGCCGGTGGACTTGACTGGTACTGACAGCTTTGACGAGTTGCAGGAAAATGAGTGCGCTGGTGGGGCTTGTCCTATAAAGTAAGGATTGCTTATGTCTACTAATAGCATGAGCGGGGCGGTAGATAGGTTTGGGCCTAAACTACCGCCCATTAACTTACTTAGTATGGCAGAGTGGTATTACGTACTTGAGTATAGAAAACACAGAAAACTAAAAGAGGATAGTATACAAATGGATGAGCAGGAACTAGAGGGCGCAATTCAAGACAAAGGATTAAATGCTCCTCGGTTAACCCCTAAAGATATTGATGCACAAATTGTATTTGAGCAGTACCATGTCTTTGAGAACACCACTACTACCGTTTGCTGCCTGCACTTGCGTAACGGATATACTGTTACAGGTGAAAGTGCTGCAGTAAGCATGGAAAA